TTTTATATACCAATCTAATTTATCTGGTCTATTCAATTCCTATCAACTCCCTTATTATAAATTTAAATTTTGTTTTATCAAAACTTAAAAACTTTTTATAATCTTTTATGAGTTTAAAAACATCGTAAGCAATTACAATCATGGACAAGTAAAAGAAAGCCTTACTTAACACACGTCCTAAAGTAGCGGCGGCTGAAGCAATCGTAGCAAAAGCTACTTTAATAGTCGCAGCACCTGCTTGTATTGATAAAACAAAGCTTTTCCAACTCAGCTTCATACCGGTCGTAGACAGTTTAAATTGTGCCTCACCTGTCTTAATGATAACAGATCTAGCCACGTAACTGGCGCGGAGATCTGCAACCTGTGCAGCATTCATGTTCTTAAATATACCAGTTCTTTTCTTTGCGCTGCTTGCTATTTGTTTTTCTGCATTGCTTAATGCTTTATTCGCCGCATTTTGAGAAGCTTTTGTATCTGAGGATCCACTTAAAAAATCTACTGCACCGCTTCCTTTTTTACTTCCTTCCATGCCTTGAAGGGTTGAGGTTGTGGCTCCCGTAATACCTGTGGATTGAGCTTTCTGTAATGCAACATACGCTGCTTTAGTTTTTTCTATCTCGGCTCTGATAAGTGTCTGAGACGCTGTTGCCGCTGTTCCTGCCTCAATACTAGACGCTTTCCACGCACTCATGCTTGGAAGAATCTGCCTAAGTATGCCAGCTGCGAATAGACTAAGTGATCCTATTAATGCAAGTATGTTTTCACTAAGAAACGTTGCTATACCTGCTAAAGGTCCTGCTATTCCACCTTTAACTTGGTTCACAACATCATCAAAAGCTTTTGCAAATTGACCAAGGGATTGAGCTGTTGGATCCATTCTCTTTTCCATGGCCCCAAACTTGCGCTCTGCCTGCTCTAGTACTTCGTTAGCGACAGCCTGGCTTCTTTCAAATTCATTTAGCTCTGATGCCGCTTTACCAATTTTTATGCCGTACTTGCTAGTAGCATTGTCCAGTCGAAGGATGATACCCAGTTCGTCAAGTAGTTCTGGTTCAGCTTTGGTAACACCACGAATGAGTCGATCAAAAGAGTCTCCCAAGTCTCTGCCAAGAGCTAGAGATGCGTTCTTTGCTGCTTTACCAAGACGAGCTAATTGAGTAGGGCTTATACCAGAAGCAGTACCAATAGCAGCAGCTTTTGCAGCTTCCGCATACTTCAGCTGTCCATTAGTAGCTTCTACCAAAGAGTTTGAGATTGTTTTATATGCTACACCTGTTACAGCACCCAGTGCTTTCTGGCCTTCCATCAAGTTCTTGAAGTCCATTGCGCTTTTTAGGAAGTTGAATGCAGCAGAGACAGCAAATGCTTGAGCGGCTAAAGTAGCGTATACGCCTACTAAGCCTCCCATGCCTTGTGCCATCTTAGAGAAGTTTTTAGTACCATTAGAAGAAGCTTGGGCAGCTCCTTTTAGGTTACGATCAGCAGTACCAGCGCCTTTAGCTACCCCGTCTAGCCCCGCTGCTGCTTTTTTAGAGCCTAGCGCGAGCTTTTCGGTAGTGCCTTTGTCGTCTACTTTTACATCTATCTCTATTTTATTTTTTGACATTAGCCTTTTACATTATGGGTGAAATTTTTTCCACCGCCTGCTTTCGCCTTTCGTTCACTGGCCTTCTGCCTCTTTTCGGCTTCGTTGGCCCTATGATTCATAAGTATTCTTTCGTATGTCTTCGCAAAGTAATATACTATTCTTGGGTTTTCTATTTCGTAGAGTTTGAAGACAAACTCACAATCTACCCAATCTTTACCCATGTAGCTACCGGACATTCCTTCAATTACATCGGATAACATATTGAACACAAAAAATGCCACTTGAACTTCCTCTGGAAAGTCAGAGGTTTCTAGTGGCATCTTGTCTGGATCCGGCTCTTGTCCTAACTGCTCACAGATACGTAAGTACGTATCCATGTTTATTTGGCTGTCTTGTTTTACAAAACGCTCAAGCAGTTTTTGTATTTCTACTACTTGCGCCCAGTAAAATTTTCAAGATCACCTACAGTTTCGGTAACCCAAGTGTCAAAATCAGTTGAGTTTCTCATCAACAGTTCTGCGTTCTCTTGGGTGAATGTAAGAGTGTCATCGGAGTCTAGTTCAGATATATCTACCAAAAGAAGCTCTTCCAGGTAATGATATTTAAGACCAGACCAACCTTTAATAACGGCTTTTACATACTCTGCCAAGAACTTATCTTCGTCAAGTATTTCCATTGGTTGACGAGTTTTCTTATCAAATTTTGTGGTTATTGTCTTTTTACGTAGCTTAACTAACTCCTCACGCGCTAAGTAGCATAAATCTACAGTCATGCCAGTATAGCCAGGGTAGTCAATTGTTACAGTCTTGCTAGGAGTCATAAGACTCGCTAAAGAAATAGTGTTATCGCTCATTTGTTAGTATCCTTATGGAGAAATTATTTTATACGAGTAGTATATAAGAGGGGAGGAGAAAAGTCAAGAACTATTTTTATAGAGGGGATGAAAAAAGGGGGCGAACCCCCTTTGATCAGATTAAGCGCCTACATAAGTAATTACGAGTTCATCAGTACCACTAATAGTACTTGGTAGTGCGTGGAAGTTTGTCTCAATTGAAATAACATCATCAATAGAGTGGGTCGGTACTTCCAAATGGCAGCTGGCCATTGCAAGTTCAATCCTTGGAGTTCCACTTGTTCCACCAACTTTAAAGGTTAAACCAAAGTCATGTGTAATAACATCAGTAGATTCAATCAAAGCCTCAAACAGGTCAGCACTAGAATCAGCTTCAGCATTCAAGTAGCAAGTAAAGTTACCTGAAACAGAGCGCGTGCCTGTAACATGACCAAGAGGTTGGTTAACAACACCAAGAGTCTCTGGAGTCAAGAAGGTGATTCCGTTTGAAATAGTAACGTTTCCGCCGGTAAGAACTAAATCGTATGAAGCAACGAAAGGTGATGAGGCTGCGTGAGTAACAGAAAGGTTAGTAAGACGATTACGAATAAAGTTGCTAGTGGAGCTAACTGCTTCATACACAGTAGCTGTCGGCGCAGTGGCTTCAGTGATAATCTTACCAAATCCAGACCAGTTAATGGCAGCAATGCCGTCAATATCAAAGTCCAAAGCAGCTTCGTTTACACAGCAGCCCTCAATTTTATAAGTAGTTGTAGTTCCACCGCCTGCTCCACCCATTACAAAGTACATATTACAAGTACCTAAAGTAACTTTATTAGATGCGTCAAAGTCAATTACAGAGCTAGAAAGGCCTGGGGTAATACCGGTAAAGGCATTAGCAGCATAAGCTCCGTCGCCTACCATCATAGACCACAGCACTTCTTCTACTGCGTGGTGGTTTACTGCATCATCAGCTGCGCCTGCTCCTGCTCCTGTTGAAACAAATGGACGCGCATAAGTTGAGAAAGACCACTCTGCTGGTGCAAAGGAGTCTGTAAACATCTGACGTGCTCGACGGCTTACGCCAGCTGAATCAGACATCTCATTTAATGTAATCTCTGATGCGTTTGTTGCTTGAGAGAATGAAAAGCCATCAAGAACTGGCATCTCCCAGACGCTGGAGCCTACTTCAATGTAGACTTTCGTGTCTCTGCTAAAATATAATGTATCTGCCATAGTTTATCTCCTATGTTATCTTGAAAAGACAAGGACGTGAACTTTTGTTCGTGCCTGTATTTTCTAGTATCGAACCTCTAACTGCATTTCACCAACACCGTAGGGCTCTAGTACACCTTCATCAGTATCAATACTAATAATTGTGATCTGTTGAGTATATTGAGAAACGCCATTCTTATCTATGTAAGTTAGTCTGGAATTTTCCTCAAGAACTGTTTCTACATCTTCAAGTAAACTTTCCAATGCCTGTACTGCATCTTCCTCATTAACGTAACAACGTACTGATACGGTCAGGAATCTATCTTTATATCCGCCAGCTTGATACTCTCGTGTCTCAGAGCCAGCATTCAAGTGTACTGCCGGAAATTCTTCTACTTCATCCCAAAACTTTAGTCTGGGGCTTACATTTAGAAACAGATTGGTTCTAAAATTACCAGTTCCGTCTATGTCTTTAAGCTTACTAACTAGAGCTTCTACAATAGCAAGTCTACGTGTTGTGTAATTTCGTTCTGCCATTATACTCTCCTAGTGTAGAATCTTCCAATAGCGAATTGAGCTGCTATTTCTCGTATGGATTTATCTATTACCTTTCTTGGGTCTCTATTAATGTCGCCTTGGGCGTACCCAGGTTCAAATGTTTGATAAGGGCCTTTTTGATATGTATAACCAAAACTAGGAAAGCC